CCATACGATGAAATAAATAGGTTGTTGTCTTTCCCAGTGACATTCTGTGTCAATTCCAGCGTAGCTGAGTTGTATGCGCTGCTCCACCATCCATACAAGCCGCCTGCTTCAGCCCCGCCAAGCGTAAATGAGTAAGCTCTTTGAGCGTTTGCCGCAACTGCGTCAAGTTCAGCCAGCCTCACCCCGTTCGTTTTGTCGATAGTTAAAAATGTCGTACCAGAAGATCGCCATGTGCTATCAACATTATTCTGCACTACACCAGCCGTGGAGAATTTCGCATAAGAGTCTGAGCTTGCGTATCCAGTACCCGCAATTATCCCGTATTCGTTAGCCGTGCCTGTGATACCGGACAAATTCCCCATGCGCACTCGTGTCTTCGTGCCGCCCGTCCAGTCAGCCCAACTCGCCACGCCTGAAATTACATCCTGATATGGCGAGTTGCTCATATCGGAGGTGATAAGCACCACGCCCTGTCTCGCCGCATTCGATGTGTTGCCGATGCGCACAACTGTATCGCCTGCCACCGCTGAACTTGTGTCGGCTGGCCCGCCCGTTGCTGCGGTGACTGTGATAGTCTTGCCGCTCACCGCTGACACTCGCCGTACAATGCGCTTTACAATGGTGGATGCGTTGACATCGACACTCTGAATAATCACAAGGTCGTTGACAGCAAAAGCACATAAATTCGATGCGTTTGGGTCTTCAAATGTCCAGTCGGAACCCGATACACTGTCAATCTTGCCTGCGCTAGACACAATCAAAGTGCCGTTTGTTGCACGAATCTGATTAATAACCAACTCGTAAACCGACAACGTGCCACGAATTGACAGGTTGTCAAACTCTGCAAAGCTTTGTCCACTAACCGAAACATTGCTGTCAATTCGGTATCCACTGCCAGCCCAACCGCTCACATAGTTGGACTGAATCGTCTTACTGTTAGCAATGGCAATATTGCTACCTGCGGGAGTCACCGACAGATCACCACTCGCTGTAATCAGCGAAGGTGTTGTCACGCTCGATGTCGCCACGAAGAGTGGCAGTGTCAATTTGCCAGTCGCATCACTCGCCAGGATGCTGGCAGCCGCACCAGGCGCAGCGGATGATGTCAGCCGCACCGCATCCGCCTCAACAGACAGCCCAGCCGCCCCCGTATTGGCGACCCCAACAGCGAACGAGCTGCCAAAGGTCAGCCCATTTCCCGCAAATGCACTAAGCGCAGTGTATGCTGGAGTGAAGGGTGTTGCCCCTGTCACTGGCACCTGATACTGTGCAGTGCCATTCGCCAACGCCACATCATTGCTATTGACCGTAATCAGCGTTCCCGCCCCAACATTAAATCCAGCAGAAAACGCCAACCCAGACCCAGCAAAAGAAGAGAGTGCCGTATAGGTGGCAGCAAATGGAGTACTTCCAGTGACGGGAATCTGATATTGCGCCGAACCTGTCAGTGGCAAAAATCTGGCATCGCTTTCTGTCTCTGTATAGTAGCGGCTATCAAGTTGCCCCGCATTCAATTCCGTCTCGGTATAATAGCGTGTGTCAAGCTGTCCTGCGTTTAACTCCGCTTCTGTGTAGTACAGGCTGTTTAGCTGTCCAGCGTTTAGTTCTGATTCCGTATAGTATCGGCTATCCAGATTTCCAGTGTGATAGATGCTCTCTAGTCCATGCACCGGAATAGACGTAGCCGTGCCGGATGCACTGACAATCGTGCCGCTACCGCTGCTTCGCTTGCTAAATGGTGTATCAATTGCTCGTTCTGTCGCTTGTTTCGGCATCGTCTATGGCTCCCAATCTTCCATCGCCCAATCCACGCCTGTAATGTGGTACGCCTGTCCATAATTCAGCCAATCCACGCTATCCAAATCATAGATATTGACAGTGCCATCGTTGGATAATGGCGTTGACTGCGTACCGTCAATGCTGACAATTGCACCCTCACCGCCATAGAATAGCCAGCGTAATAGGTGCGTTTCTGCCTGATACGAGTTGTTCGTGTCTACCATGCCATCGAACAACGTGTCAGCCGTGCGACTCAACCACTGCCGACACTGCACGCCTCGGCTATGGCGCTTGCCTGCGAGCTTGTTGTAAATCTCTGTCAAGCTCGTACTATATGCGTTCATTAGTGCAGCCGTTGGTACATCGCCGTGTGACCACACTTTAGGTACGGTGTATGCCATTAGAGCGATGTCCCCTCTGCCATAATCAAGTCCTGAATCAGAATGGCGCTTATGTTTTGCGTTGCTAGTGCGGTAGTGAAATACACGTTGTAAATCGTGCCAACCGTTAAGCCTTGCGCATTGACATCGATATAACTACTGTATACATAGCCGCTGGTTCGTGCGGTACTGTCTAGCGTGTATGACGTACCATTGACGACAATTGCAAAATTATTGACAGTCCCCGCCGCAACCGTCGCTCTATAGTGCAAATAGCGATTTTTGTAGCGAATACGCCACGAATTATTGGTAGAGTTCAGATCACGATTAGCATATAGTGTCGATGATGCAGGCTGCGGTGCTTGCAGGAGTGCATACAGATACTCTAAATCGGCGCTTAAAATATTGAGTTGCGATGCGCTCAAAATTGCACCGTCTGAAAACGTTGGTGGTGTTGTCCATGCCATAATTAATCTTCAACTTTTTCGTATGTTTTCTCGAAAATGTCAGGTTTACAAGGATACCGCTCACCATTCACGCCCGTAATAACCCAGTCGCCATCTGATACAATCATCCTACCCTTAAGAGTTTCGATGTAAGCATCACCAATGTAGTACTTACCGTCAGTCGGTGGATAGATAACGCCATCAATTTCTGGATTACCCCAACGAAACTGCACCGCTTCGATTACTACAGGTTTCTTTTTAAATTTAGCCATTAGAAAAACAATCTCCCACGCAAGCCATCTGCACTGCCTAACTTATTCGTATTTACAACAAAATAGCCAGGTGACGTTGACTGATATGGATACAGATTCGCACTATCAATCAGCGTCAAATCCTGTTTAAAGCCTTTGTTATCTAGCCGCCAGCGAATGCCAGTGATGATAGCGGTAGTGCTGCCCGACATCAGCGATGCGTCATTTAGCGTTACCTTATCGCTTAATCTGCGTCCAGGCACACCCAAAGCGCCGCCGACTTTGTATGTAATGCGTGGATATTCAGACTGTCGCATTAGGTACTCTGCAATCATGGCGGCATGGCTGCGGCTTTGTACGTAGACATTGCCACGAATAGACTTTTGTCTATCGCCTCGGCTAGTGAAATAAGAACCGTTTGCACCATGCGTTGTCGAATTGCGCTCTTCCTCAATCGTTGCGCCACCCGATACCGCTCTACCTGTAATGCTGAACGGGCGCAAATATGCGGCATGGGTAGCATGTGAATTGACGATTGTCAGCACAACCCGCTGTGCAAAATTTGCCTGCGTAATGCTCACGCTGGCGGTGATATTCGTGCCGCCTGCGGTTGTCGCTGTGAATGACGCATCATCAATCGTGTAGGCTGGCTGTCTCAGTTTAGCCGTATAGATGCGTGTAGAGTTGGCTGGCACAACAATGTTTTCGTCAGGCTGCCATAAAATATCAGGCTGTAGAATCTCTCTCGGTGCGGCTTCCACCAGTACCGACGAAAACAAATCTTTATCCTCGTATGCCATATCCAACTTTTCAAAATCGTTGGTATCGATTGTCTCTTGACTGGTAATGCTTGATGAGTTAGTAAGCCAGTGTGTAGCCGACTCGTAGATAAATTTTCCGTTTGGGTCAGCGTAGAATCTGCCACCTGTAGCCGCTGCTAATTTCCATGCTTCTTCGATTGCTGATTCGTCATCCAGCCATACCCACGGTACAACCGTAATACCCGCATCAAATTGCATGTCACCAGTTGACACGCCCAACCCTGTCAGCCAATTGTCAATAATGAAGCCTTCGTTTGCTGCGGTATCGTGCAAGGCTTGAAAGTCTTCCAGCGTGGTAGATAGCTTATCCTGCAAATACTTTTCTTCCATGCTGCGACATTCAAGTTCAACTGTGCTTATCTCTTTTGTGTTTGCGCCCGATGGCTTTGGATACTTGATAATGCCTGTGAATATGCGTGTGTAGCTGCCGCCGTTGTCAATAGACACGTTCAAATAACATGGCGCATGATATGCTTTACCGTTCTGGATGCTGCTATAGATCGCACTCGACGTGTTAAGCGGTGAATATCTGCCGTCATTATTATTTAGCGTCATTGACATAGACGAGATGATGCCTCTACCGCTAGAGAATCCGTCGCCAGGTGGTGTCAACGAGTATTCGCCACTTGCACGCATAAGGCGAGTACTTTCGTTTGTGTATGTCGAAAAATCCCAAGCGATGAATAGTTGCCACAATACTTGTCTCATTACGTCACCTCTTCAACGGTGAAATCAATGTCATAGAGTAATGTCGTACTATTTTTCTTAATGGCAGTCTGTTTGCACGACACATCTTTGGTTGGTTGCACAGTGTGCGTCGTGTTTTTCGGTGACGTAAATGCCGCACTGCCAGCCGCAACCATCGCCCAATATTGAGCCTGAATCGTGTCGGCATTTGCGCTACTAATCGCTTTCCATCCCAATTTAAAACGCTTGCGATATGCCGCACCCGCACCCAACACATCAACGACAATCGAACCGTCTGCCATTTCAGCCGATGCGCCTTTGAGGAATCGTTCCTCTTCGTATTCGCTCACATAGGTGAGTGTTGTACCGCCTAACACTGGTTGCGTTGCCATTAGTTCTGCGCTCCGGTTCGTGTGCCTGCGTTGCCGATGCTTTCCAATACGCCAGGTGTAACGAGTGTGACAAGTAGATTAACCAGTGCGCTCGGTACGTTTTGACCAACTGTTTCGAGGAAGCCCGCACCCCAATTTGTCCCGGTCGTTTTGCCAGACGAACGGATAAGCTCCTGCGCTTTGTTAATCTCGGTGACAATTGCGCCGCCGATGTTGGACGCCACAATGCCCAGCTTCAAACCGTCGCCAATCACAAAGCCGCCTGCCTGTAAATCCTCTGGTGGAATGCCTAAATAGTTGATATACGGTGTCACAATCGGCGCTAGTTCAGACTCTAAATAGGTGAGTGCTGTACTCGTGTCAATGCCAGTAATAGTTATTTGCGGCGTGACAAGTACTGGCATACTCTCAGTAATAAATGTAGCCGCACTGACAAACTGCTCATCCGTAATGCCAGCAGTGTCGATAAATGGTGTCACCCGCGCCGATAGAGCCAATGGCTTTTCTGTTGTGGCACTACTTGAAATAGAGTAGGCGGTAATGGTTGCGCCTAATGTAATCGTCGGCAACACTACATCGCTACGCAAAGCTACAGCATCGATGTACAGTCCCCCTGTCAGCACTGGCACGGGTGGCGTAACGCCTTCTGCGATCACAATGCTACCAATGGCGGCTGTACTGGCTATCTGCGGATTCGTTACATTGTCGCCTAGCGTTACCGTTGTCACTACGCCAGGTAGTATCACTGTCGGCATTGCGGCATCACTGCGCACCGATACCACGTCAATCGATAAGCCGCCAGTGATGACAGGCGTTGGCACTTTTGCACCATCGGCAATCGCTAGCTCACCGATAGCCGCCGTTGATGCAATCTGCGGATTTGTCACCGTGTCGGCAATGGTGACAGATGTAATCTCGCTCTTAATTGACAGCGTGTAGGTGGTGAGAGACGAAGATACCGTAACTGATGAAATCTCACCTTTAACGCTAATCGGTGTGGTTGGCAGTTTGCTTGTGTCAATCGTCGGTACAATTGGCACTTGCTTTGGTGTAGTTGCACCACTAGTGCCACCTGTTGCGCCGCCACCACCTAACGCCTGTACCGCTGCTGCTTGTGCCTGTGCGACACTTACGCCCAACTCGCCAGCAAGCTCTTTGGCGATTTCGTCTGTGAGTGATTTTAAGTTTTTCTCACCGACAATTGCACGTCTAACTAAATCCTTCGCCTTTTCCTTATCCAGTAATTCCGGTCGCAAACCATCCTGAAAGTCCTTCAGGAGTTGCGCTGCGGTTTGCTTAATGTCGCCGCCACTGCTAAAAGCTGCGCCGATGGTGTCAGGAAATTTATTAGATAGGTAGTCAGCCCACGGCGATGCAAAGCCATTGACTGCTACGTCCGCAAGCCGTCTAGCATCCTCGCTTACGCTGTCCTGCCGTGGCAAAATACTGTCTACATCCACGCCACCAACGTCAGACAATGCACCGGAAAGCACGCCGGAAACTTTGTTCTTTAAGTCTTCATACTCAGCGTTGACCGCTTTTACAGCCGCCGCCGCCGCTCGATTCACCTTGACCGCCGCCGCACCGTAGCCGTATGTTGTCTCTGTGGTTTTGCGTAGGCTATCGTTGTAGGCAATAGACAAAGCATTGACTTCAGCAACACTATAGCCATCATCCTGCCAAGCCTTCTGTTGATCGCTAAGTGCAACGGTTTGTTGGCGTAAAAACTTTAAACCTTCTTCTTGCCCCGCTGCGCCGATAACCTGTCCGGCAATAGATGCGAGTCCCGCTTGTTGTCCTGCAAAAGCATTTTGCAGCGCAATGACACGCTGATACTCGCCAGACAATACAGCGAGCGAGCCGCCTAGATTTGCCAGTGCTGATTGCTGATTGACGGAGCTTGCCATAACTGCGTTACCACTAGCCGCCAACTGCTGCGCCGCCATTGATGCGTCAGTGTAGGCAATTGTGCCTGTATGCAACTGGTTAATGTCAATCTGCGGTTTACTTGCCTCGGCTGCAACTTTGTTGTATGCCAGCGCAAGCCCTTCCATGCTCAACATTAAGCCTTGCGCTTCAGCCGCTGCCTTTTTCATTCCAGCGCCGTCACCCGCAATGCTAGTGTCTTGCATTCGTGTGATTGCGGCATTATAAGCGTTCATTAGTTCAGCAAGCTTTGATACTTGTCCCTGAACTTCCTGAAGCTTTTCGCTGCTATCTGTAGTCAGCGCATCCGAAACGCCATCAACCGCCATTGCTATCTGGTCGGCAAACGCTGCAATGGCTGGCCCAAACAATGCGCCTAAATCTGCCTTGATATTGTCGAACGCCGCCGCCGCACGCTCGAAACTACTAGCCGCATCGTCACCTGCCGCCGCATTAGCCGCTACAAGCTCTTTACTCTCAGAAATGACCTTATTGACAAGCGCCTGCTTGCGCTCTTGGTCTGTAAGCGCGCTTGTTGCCTTGCCGATGCTTGCCGCATACGCATCGAATAGCTTTTCGCCGCCTGTGATGATGCCTAGATTGTCCAGAATCAGCGGTGACATACGCCCGATGCCTGTCACCAAATCGGAAAACGCCTGATTAGCCGATACACCAAGCGCCTTACCTCTGGCAATGGCAACCTCTAACAGTTGCGTCAATTCCTGCGAACTGTCGGCAACACCAAGCGCCAAAGCACGGCTAGACGACTGCATTAAATCGAAATCGCTAATCGTTCCACGGCTGGCAGATCGCAACATATCTAGCGTGTTGGCTGCGAGTCCCGCCTGTTGGCTAAATGTAGCGAATGCTGTTTCTGTGCGCTGTACCTGTGCCGAATACTGCGCAAGTTCAACAACCTGCTTACCTACTTCAATGGCTGCAAAGGCGGCGGCGGCGATACCTGCGGCTGAACTGAGAGACGCAAAAGCACCGGAAAGCCCTTCGACTTCACCAGTACTTTTACCAAGTCCGCTTAACTCTGACTTGACACCCTTAATTGTGGATGAGGCGTTATCTTTTGCCTCAATTAAAATTCCAACCTTGCTATCAGCCATCTAGTAAGCTCTCGATTTTTGCGTCGTGCGCTTTGATTTGCTTCCACTCTTCGCTAGAGATTGCGTCCGGCTTGATTTTGCCTTTAATCTGCTCTCTGCGTGTCTGTTCTATCCGTTCGATTCCTCTCGCCTGTAGTGCTCTCAGGAATCTAAAGATGTCCATCTCTGTGTCAATCTCGTCAAGGAATCTACCCGTAAAATGCTGCAATAGCCATGAATCTAGCAGAGAATCAGACAGTGTTGGCGTTGCTTCTCCTTCACTGTCTGCTATCTCGTCGTCCAACGTTGGAAGCTTTTCTAGGATTTTTGCACGAGTATCACTATCTAACTCTTGCCAACGGCTGGTGGCAATGATACTCGTGCGCTCACGTTTCCCAAGCTCTTCAACCTCATGACTGCCTGCTGCAAGATGCCGCCGACAAAGCCGACTAACACTAAATCCATAGCGTCGATTACTTCCTCGGTGACATCGTTGAAATCCTCAATCACCATGTCACCAGCCACAAGGCGGCATCGTGTTACCTTCTTCTTCAGTAGTGCAATGTAAGTAGTCCATCCACCATCCATTGCAGCGTCAAGTGCTTTCGCCTCGGCATTTGTCCAGCGTTCCGAAACTTCAATCCAGTTGTCTGTAAAGCCGTCCAGACTGCAATCAAATTTGATATTCGCCATTACCTATCCTTATGCAACTGCACGTGTAGGAGCACCCGACAAAGCCAACGTACCGCTCCACTTGATGAAGTCGCCCGTTGCCGAATTGACGCTGTAATCCTGAATTTCAGCTTTGCTTGTCCATGTGTAGGTAACAGTCTGTGCGCCGCCATCTAATGCAAGGCTGGCAGTTCGTGCCGTGCCTGGTGTCACAGCGTCGGGCGCAAGTGCGTTGTCTAGTGCAATCGACCACTGCCCACCAGTTGCAATTGTCCATTCTGTATCGCCTGCGGTACTCTCTTTTGCGGTAGATGCCAGGTTGGTTGTATCCAGACGTTCCACCGCTGCCGACAAGTCAGCCTGATCACAATAGGCTGTGATGTTGACTGAGTTGTACGTAACAACTACGTTTCCATTCGCTTTTGTTGCCATGTCTCGAAACCCCTTATGCTACTGCGTAGTTTACGCCGCTCACTGCGGCAACCACGCATACTGTGAAATTTGTTGCGCCACCCATCGACGTTGTGCTCAATCTCAGGTATCTGTCAATCGTTCCCGACAATGCTTGCTCGTTTGCCTTCTTGCCGCTAAACGTGAATGTTGCCTCCGTCGCTGGTGTGGCAAACCCTGTGTTATCGTCCGACTGAATCAGGATAGTTGCGTTTGTGGCTGTGCCTGTCACTGCTGTAATCCATATCCACGCATAACCGCCAGCCGAACCGACTGCGCCCATATCGATATACGTGGTTGTACCCGTTGCGCTAATCGTGCCTCGATACACCTGCAATCCACGTTTGATGCCAGTGCCGTCGAACCACGAACCATTGACGGTAACTAACCCGCTCACTGGCGAATTGATAGCCATCGACTCAGTGTTGGTGGCTGGTGCAACGTATGCCACTGGCGCAGATTGATTCGTGCCAAAAATAGCGCCGACATACAGCGTTTCGCCGTTGACAATGCTTTCGGCTATCTCCTGCTCAAAGCTGCCTGTTGACGTGTCGTCAAAGTATCCGTTTTGCGCAATCGTTCCGCTAGCGTCGCCAGTGGTGTAGGTTTTTGCTGTATCCTGAAATCTCGTATTCTCGATTTTCTCACCAGACAATGAAACATCTAGCGAGTTCGAGACGCCTGAAAAGTCCCACGCCTCGGTACTGCTACCAATAACTAAGCGTGTCTGTGTTGCCTTAATTGCCATTTATTCACTCGCCTCTACTCTCGCCACGATAGTCCAGTAAGCTGTATCGCCATACGTAACTCCGTCTTGACGCATCGACCATCTATCGATATTCAGTGCCGATGTGTTGTCTATCAGTGCGCTATTCAGTGCATCCAGCATCGTCAGACACTCGGCAAAGTTCGCCGCCGCCGTGCCTTGCTGATTTGCTTTGATGACAATTGCCAACTCACACGCTGCCGTAAACAATCCGGTGTTACTCGCAATACTGATAACATCCTGCGTATGCTCCGGTAGTTGTGGGTGCATCGCTGGCAAGTCTGCGCTAGATAGCTGGCTCGGTGGTGCTGTGTACTGCCGCTTCACGCCTGCCACTGTGATCGCAGACAACGCATTGACAAATGACGTGTATGTCATCGACTCAATCTCCTGTACGGCGCTAGCATCAAACGAATGTCGCTCGGTATCTGTGCAGGTAAAATCGTGCTGTTGCCTGCAATGACCGCTCTGTCCAAATCGCCTGCGTTGTCTTTCTGCCGATAGATGTACGCCGCTAGTCGCTTACATACGTGCGCAATGTCGCTAGGTGCTGTTTCGCTGTATGCCCATTTACCTGTAACGGTAATGGCGTTTTCGCTGTCACCCGCTACCGTTGCCGTCCACGCTTTGCCCGCCGATGCCTTCAGCCGGATTGCGTAGTATGGCGTTTCGTTGCGTGGCTCTGTGACGTAGTGCGAATTTGATATTGTCGTGCCGTCGCCATTGACAATCGATGTAATGGCGCATAGGTCGCTATCTACTGTCAGCGTGTAACCGTCTACATCACGTTGACTATCGAATGTACGCACCGTGTCGGCTGCTGCCTCGAATGTGCGTGCGCAATAGCTATCGATGGTACGCTGTGCAGCGGCAAGCAATGTCAATAGCATCGGTTCGTCCGTTGCGCTTTCAATGCCTAGATATTCTTTCAGTTCGTCTACGCCACAGTAAGCCATTATTTCGCCTTCTTTGTGCTGCGCTTCTGTCTATCGTTGGCTGTCTCTTCCTCGACTTCTGCTGGTTCTGCTCGTTGTTCGTCTAATAGTGCCTGCGCTGTTGCTGCGTCAAACTCGGCAACCGTGCCAGCTACGTAAAAGATTTCTTTTGTCAGCTTACCCCGAAAGTCCTGAAGAAATTTCACTTTAACCATTGCGTACCTATGCCAGTGTCACGCCGATATTGCTAGTCACGTACCAGTCACCCTGATAGGCAACCAGTGTTAAGCCGTTACCTTTAGCGGCTCCAAACGTGCCAACATCAGCGGACGTACCTAAGTCGTTCATGCCAGCCGTTGATACCGTTACCGTGTGCGCTGCGGCTGTCGTGCTGACAATCACAATCTCAACACCGTCATGTGTAGTAGCGGTTGGTGCAGCCAGTGTCAAGGCTGCGGCGGTTGCCTTCGTGACAAAAACATGCTTGCGTCCACGAGTCGGAATCGTGATGGCTCCGTCACCGCTTGCAACGTCGAATACCTGTTTGAAATCGCTATTGTCAGCCGTGCCGATTTTCAGATTGAGTAAACTAGACATTTCTATTTCTCCATTTGTAGGTGGGATAAGTAACCCACACACCCAATCATTAGACGCCAACGTTATAGCTAATGCTTGCAGCTTCGTTGTCACGGTTTACCATGCCGACACGCATCATTACCACGATATCGGTGCTGTCACTGATAGCATCACGCTGAACCTCAAACGTCATTTGTCGCTTGTAGCCCAAGCGCCACTGATCCCAACGGACGGCAAGAATGCTGCCAGTCGTGTTGTTGGCTGCGGTGTTCAAATCAACTTTGCCGCTTGTGTTAGCCTTCAGACCATAGGTGGCATCCTGATTGGCTCGGTGCATGTTGGATGAGGTGATAACGTTATGACCGTAGAGATTGACAAGGTATCCATTCTCAATCGTCGGAGAAACGAACACGTCACGGGTTTTCACCTCTGCCAGTTCCAAGCTCTTCCAGTGCGACCACATATCGATGATGAAATCGACTGAATCACGCTGCGCTGCATTGCGTCCAGCCAATCCAAGCAATTTCAGAGTTTCGAGATAGTCCTCAACGGTCAACGTGCCTGCACTGCGGCTATTAGCGGTGTTTGTCACCAATGCCAGCTTGCGGAAGCCGTCGAACAAAAGATAAGCTTCGTTGCCTGCTGGAGTGCCGCCGATGCTGTTGATATTCGTGGTTGCGCCTGTCGCTGTATCGCCATCAATGATGATGTGTTCCAGAATTTCGGCTGCTTCCAACGTCAAGTCACGGCGCAATTCAGACACCCACGGAATCAAAGAATCCTCTTCGAGTTCGCCAGTGTAGTTGATAGCCGCACCCAATTTCGACACAGTCAACGTCTTGTTGGCTGTACCCTTTTTGCTTGTGGTGATGGTTGGAGTGACACGTCCTGGATTAGAATCTTGTGCTGATGCCTGTGCGACTTTGTAGAACGTCGGTGCTGTGCCATTGAGAGGCAACACAACCGACTCGCTACCTTGCGGAATCTGCACGGTAGGAATCTTTGCAGCGATAGGAGCCGCCAGACGGATTTTGTCCCAAAGCTGCGAACTGTAAGTAACACCAATCCATTCATCGCCATAGTTAGCAAGTGTCGATTGGTTCAACTCATTTGCCTTCATCGGCATTCCTGCCATCTTCATTGCCGACTTGCTAGCAACGAACTGACGTTCTGTGTCTGTCATCTCAGCCAGTTGAATGGCGAGATACTTGCGCAAGTCTTCGCTAACACCAACGCTGCGATTTGCCATCTTTGCAGCCGACATAATGCCAGCCAGTACAGCGGCATCGGTTGCGTCAAGGTTGTCGTACTTAGCGACATTTCCGAACTTTGCAACGTGTGCGGCTTCAACACCACCAGGCAAGCGGCGAGCTTCTGCGGCTTCGGCTTTAGCTGCGGCAAGTTCCTTGTCTTTCTCAACAAGAGCGGCTTTTACAGCCAGTGATACTGCTTCCTCTTGTGCCTTCTTCTGCGCTTCCTCGGCTGCTACTCGGTCTCGTTCAGCCTTCAGCGCATCATTTACCAGTTTCTGAACTTCTTCAGGATTCATGATATTTTCCTTATTTTTTACACTACTGATTGTTTGCTGTTGGCTATTTGCTGCTACATCCGAACCAAGTAAGCCGTCGCTTACTTCTACGCCGTCTGTCTCTGAGCTTTCGCCCTCTATGTCAACAGGCAAGGAAAGCCCTGCCTGCTCATAAACCATCTTCATTACAGGTGTTACTACCGCCCGACGATTTGCCGGATTCTTGCCGTTGAATGTGTCGAATACCGACAACTCAGCCAATGGCCATTCAAGCAATTGTCCATTCGCTGCCTTGCGTACAAGATGAGCAATACTTCCACTGCTAGCTCGTGCCATTCCCTGCTGTGCGGCATCCCATACCGCCTTAGCCTGTGCTACTGCCTTATCTAGCACGCCACGAAACCACACGCCATCCTTGCGTACTTCGTAGCCTGTCGTCTTGCCGACATAGATAGGCTGTGCGTCCGGTTGTTTTTGCTCGTTGTATCCATGAAAAAAAACAAGTGGGGGAGTAGGAAACTTGTCCAGATGTAGCTTTGTCTGTGCAGTAAAAAACTCACCATCACTATCTCTATCACTAGGCGAGCCAAAAGGCACACCCAGTATCTCGATTTCCCAATCCCCGCTATCGCTTTTTACTGCCCTAATCAATCCATCCATGATTTTTTACCAAACAAAAACGGCGCAATCTATAGGAGTTGACTCCTACAAATTGCGCCGTCAATGACTCATTGTCAGCTATATTCAGTTAGTTATTACAGTGTTGCCGCCGCTGCTGCTGTCCTGTCTGTATCGGCGGTAAACCTAACAACCTATGTATCTGTTGCAGCCGACTGAGTAAATACGCTCTTTCGTCCTGCAATTCCTTGCGTGAGACAATCACACCATCGCCTGAACTATTCGTAATTATACCATTGTTTCGTGTAAGTTCCAAGCTGTTATTCACTATCTCAGCGCCTCACTTATTGCATTCTATTGCTGCCAGTACAGATTAATTCTACGAACCATTCGACGTGTCAAATCTCCAGAAAAACCATTGATTACATCTCTAGCAATCCACCATCTGCCTGTGTGCATCCAAGCCTGATCGCCACCAGAACCAACTACATACCCTGCATACAATCTGCCACGTCTGCCACGTGCATCATTTAATATATTGTAGGATGCCGACTTTTGACGAGATACACGCCATCTATTAGCCAGTTGTCCAGTCCTAACATAATTTTGCCCTGGACGTTTGGATGGATACGGCGTTCCTTTTAATAGCTTTGCCATGTCACGAGACCAATCCGCAACTTCCACATCAACAATATCCGGCATGCTAGAAATCATGTACCTGAGTTTGTTTTCTATTCTATTTACGCCAGTTATTTTTATATCTACATTCATTATTTATTTTTACTTATCACAAGCGGATTCCATCGATTCGACCTATCAATACATGAATCGCAATGCTCGACGTTGGATAGTGACCAATAGCACAACCATTCGGTTTCTGTTTCTTTAATGTTCCAGTAGCATTTGCAATTCGTCATACATTCGGTTCTTCCGCTACCTGGGTAATCTGGCAGGTCAGGAATACCACGACTAGCAACCTTCGCCTTCTCAAATGATTGACTACTAGCCTCCATATACATCCGTGAGCGTGCCGCTATTTGAGACTCTGTATATCTGCCTGCTCGAATTTCATCCGAGAATCTATTCAAATACTGATACTGGTCTCTAATGTCATGCCCTAATTTGCCCCAATCCGATTGGGTCATTGTATTTCTTCCACCATGACCCAGCATGTATTGATGTATAAATGAGTCCTTTACCTCCTGCCGCATCGCAAGCGTCCATTGATTGATGTTTATGTCGCCAGATGCCAAACTGCTCGCTAACTCATTAACTCTGTTTTTTGCGGATGTAATAACACTTTCTCGCAATTCCAACATTCTAGTATTGCTTACGTATGTGCCGACACGCTGATTAAGTGCCTCTGCACCTTCTGCCGTGACACGATAACGCTTTGAGTTACTATCCCATTGCCAGTATGACATTATGTCACCTCGGCATCCAGCAAACCAGCGAAGTCAGGAAACAGGCTATCCCACTTGCGCAATGCAAAATCAACATCATCATCTGTAATGTTTAATTCAATAGGCAATGGTGGCGGTGGTTCATCATCTCCCCGTGGCGTAAATCGGTTTCCTTTTACAGCCACTCCTCGCACATCATCGGCTATCTCGTGTAATTCATCGTGCGACAAGTACTCAGCTTTAAACATGTGAATGTCAGCTTGTGGGCGCTTCTTTAGCCACGCCTTAAATGCCTTCACTTCTGCACGTTTGGCGGTATCGTTCGGCTGTGCATCGTTCGTGTCTGGCTGTTTGTCCTGTTGTGCCGTTTGCTTTTCCTGTTGCGCTTGCTGCCGTGCCTCGTCCTGCGGCTTGTCTGGTGGTAGGTTGCCCAACGGTTGCAACATCGGCTCTGGTGCTGGCTGCTCAATCTGTGGCGACATACGGTTGGTTTCGACAATCAACAAAGCGCCACGTTCATCACCGATAGGCTGTTCGTTGTAAAACTTTTGACGAATCTCGTCAACCGTATGAACACGTTCTGCGGCTTGCTGCTCTTGCAAGGCTAACAGTCTGTCACTCGGTCGAATGTCCTCAAACTCACCCACCAAGTTATCGCCGTATGATGGTAAGATGTCGTTTGTAATCTTCTCAGCAATTTGCACAAGCTTAGGGTATACACCCATGCCGATAAACGTTGACTTACCCGCTACGCTATTTGCTTCCGTTGCATTGACTGCCAAAATGGACGATAGCCCAGGCGCATAAATGGCAAAGATTTCCTCTTTGGTAAACGTGCGTGCCTGTAGAAATTGCATGTCATTCTGTGACATTGCCATTTGCACCCACTGCACACCACCCTGCCCGACATTGCGCAACATCATCAGGCTACGCTTTGTGCCGCCATGTTCCCGCTTGATTTCATCCTTCATGCGTGACCAATCGGAATCATTGATTGGGTCAGCGAACGCTAATGCGCCTGGTACTTTGGCGTTATCCTTTGCGAAAAGGTTTGTGTTCCATTTCTGCATTGCCATTTCGCCCTCTACATCCGTCGCTAGTGACTCGATAGGCGATAGTCCAACAAACGTATTCAGCGGATGCCACTTGCGAAAATGGACAACCTCATGCGCCTCTAACGGAACATTTACGCCTGCGTCTGGCTCATACATATAGCCACGAAGGAACATGCGCCCATCTGGAATTGGCTTCACCTTATGCGGAGGCAACACCCACAATTCATCAGGCGTGTTCTTCTCGCTGCTACGATTGAGCCACCAGTAACAGTTACCTGTCAGCGCGAGACAACTAACTGTCGATACCAAGAACTCGAAACGGCTATGTAACGGATTCGGCTTGCGAAGTAGCATCTCAAACGGGTGATTCTCGATAGCGTCTGTATCTTCACCATCCATCGCCATCACGTTGAACTTTGTCGTGGCTGCCTGCTCTGCTACCGCTGCAACGGCTATCTGTACCCACGACAACCGTTGGTATAGCTCTAGCTGTGCCTCTGGCAATGCTCTATCAGGTATTGTGTATTGTGCCGACTCAGCATCAGCACGCAACCATGCAGGCGCATCGCTCACTTGCGCTTTTGTGTATCCTAGTCGTCTCGCAATGCCGTCTAACAATGCCATGTATCGTCCGTTGAAAATAAAAAATCCGCTATAGAAATTATAGCGGATGAAATGAAAATTACAATAGGTACTTATGTACTAAGTTTTTGCTTAATAAGATTCTCTGTATTGTAATTTTTTATCCATTGGTTTGTGTAGTCTCCACATAAAACTTAACAGCTAATTCTATAGTCGATACGCACCCTGTCGCCTTGCGTGCGCTTGCCAGATGGTTACGTATAGTGTTCGGTGATAGCTGCAATTCTCTTGCAACCTGTTTCTGTGTTGCGCCTGTAACAATCTGTGACATAACCTCTTTCTGTCGGTTCGTGAGTTGTTCCATAATTGTCATTAGCCATCAAAAAATTACTTCCATTCAATCAAAACGTTTCCGTATCGTCTGGCAAAAACAAAACTATTGGTATCTTTGTCAATCATCCACTTTCCATCATCACCACAAAGATAACAATCAACATAGCCTGCTATATCGTCAGCCTCAAACGCATCATTAGTTACATCGGCTCCGTCAAGAAAAACACGAACCTTGCACACATGTGTTTCCGTTGTGATTTTGCCGAATTTGTCCATTCTGTTCGATGGTGTTTTTGGAATTCCCGCCGCCATTGCAGTCGTTGTAGATGCAAATGATGCCGCCACCGCTAATACAGTTGCAAATTCTATTGTAAATCGTCGTCTGTTTAGTTCCATGTATCACCTATTAACTACTTCTCTAATATTAAATACCCAGCCTGCGAACTAGCAATAAAAGAGCTAACAGTCTCTAATCTATATTTCCATTGCGCATTGTGCCACACACGAACAACTATGTATTCGTCATCCACGATTGCACGGATGTGAAGCAAAGCGTTATTGCGGTTTCCTTCGTTGTAATGCAATCGCCATGTTTGCCCAACTTTTACAATTTCGTTGAAGTTATCGCTTGTTAACATGGTTATGGTTTACCTACGCAAAATCAACTAATCCCGCTGGACTCATGTATCTAAATATAACGTCTGGTGCTGCGCATAAACAAAAACCATCTCCGTCATCAGGCGAGCGTCCGTTGGCATCCTTGAACTTCTCTTTCTCCGTCAATTTCTTCACCGTGCGCCCTGACTTGTTTACAAATGTGTACGTTCGCTCTGTTAAATCAGATTCTAGCAATGATGGGGCATTCCTTATCACGCACCCCTTCAACGTTTCGGCGGCTTCTGCGTAAATCTCCGTACCTAAATCGGCGTAGCTTTTCACATCGTATGGCGTGCCGTTGTTGTGTACTTCGACAATCGCAACATCATCGAACATGGCGTTAAAATCAATATCAATCCTCAGTGGATCAATGATGCCCGATGCGTAACCGCCACCACCGTCAACACGTAAATGTAGCTTCTTTGCACCTTTCGCTTTATGCGCTGCGCACACTTTGCGAATCTCATCACGATAACGGTTTGTGTTCTGTCCCTGTATGGAGCAATGCCGCCAAATTACATCCTTCCACCTGATATAGATTGTTCCGCTATCTGTACCGTATCTGGCAACGTCTACGCCTATCCTCAGCGTATCATCACCAACGTTTTGCGATTGCGCTTTACATGCCGCTTCATATCTGCCGACCGTAACGAATGTATTGTCTGACAGGTTAGACGGAGCAATACCCAGCACACGAAACAAAAACTCTGCATCTGGTCTATGGATACCATCACGCCACGGCAATGTAAACGTGTGATTGTCTGGCTCATGCCTATCTACAATCTCGCAATGTTTCTCTAGCATCGTCTCGACATACTGCCGACGTACCGCACCAGGCACTAGCTCTTTATCGGCTAACACGTTGGGGTGATAGATGCACGATATGCGAAAGTTAGCCACATCACTATACACACGTTGCTTATGAAACTGGCTAATGCGTGTTCGTGGATTTGCCAACATGAACACAATAGCGATGCCACCCGATGTCATAGACTCAATCGCATCATACACGAAATCGGCAACGCCTTCAGCCTCGTCAACGATAAACATCAGGTACTTACCATGCTGCCCCTGTACCGACTCCGTATCGCTGTTCTGTGTGGCTCTACCTTCCGCAAAATGGTCTGGATTGTCATCTCCAAAATCCAAACGTGGAGTTTTCAATACACGCCCAGGTAAGTTATTTTTTCTTCTGTCTGCTCTGATTTCCTTCCATAGCAAGTTGTTAATCTGGTATGCCGTTGGCGCAAAGCTGTAAATAATGGAAGGCGTACAAGTGTCGAAGAAATGAGAGAAAATGCCTGATGCAAGCTTTGTCTTGCCGACTGTATGCCCAGCCTCGACACGTATACGGTTTTGGATGACTTGCCCAGGTTGCCAGTACTGTAAATCATCTTCTGCAATCTCGCCCTGTTCGTAATCATCCCGCTCGTGCAGCTGGCGTAATGCTAGTTCATACGCCGCTATCACCTCTACTTGTCCAGGATGCTCGGCATCTCCTGACCACGGCTCCCAACCCAGTTTTTCACGGATGTAACGTACAGGCTCAAAGCGATACTGCTGTAATGGATTCGATTCTGTTTTATTGCCACGCCTGCGCCTTAGCTCTAGCTCTGCCGCTGCTTTAACTTTTAATGATTCGCTGTAAATCGTCATCACTTAGTTTTGTAACATCCAAATTGACATTGCTAGTTGTCGGCACTTTGCCATAAGCCACTTCAAAGAAATACATTTGCAATCGTGGGTCTTTGCTTGCAGCCCACTGACGCAGGATAGCTTCCGTAACCGTGACCGTATCGCCTTTGCTGTTCGTCACTTCCTCATGTGCGATAGATTGTGCCAACGCTCTAGCGGCATCAAATGACTTTGGACGCCCCTTGCGATTTATGCGCTTGTCGCCAT